TCTGGCCCGGCCAGCGTTCAAGCCCAGCATGGTGAATACGCCCGTCTTGTCAGCTGGATTCAGCAGGCCTGGCGGGAAATTCAGCTAAGCCGCGAGCGATGGCTCTTTGCCTGGGCCGAGGCCAGCATCAACGTGGAGCCTGAGTTTCGTACCTATTCTCCGCCGTCAGATCTGCGAGTGTGGGACGAGGGCACGATCCGGTGCAATGGTCTGCCGCTGAAGGTACTGACCTGGCCGGAGTTTCGTGGCCGATTTGCTCAGGACAGCGAACAGGTAAGTCCCAGTTTCGTCGCTCAAAGGCCTGACGGCGTCCTGGTGCTGGACACTACGCCCGAGACTTCCGGAGAGATTGCCTTTGAGTATTGGCGAACGCCGCAAGTTCTGGCGTTGGGCGCAGACGTGCCGAGGCTTCCAGATCAGTACCACCTGGTGATCGTCTACCGGGCCATGCTGTTTTACGGGCTTTATGAGAACGCGCCTGAAATGGTGCAGGCTGCACGATCCGGTGAGGCCGGATTGCACCGGGATATGACTCAGACCCAGTTGCCTATTGTCGAATTCGCGGGGCCGCTGGCATGAGCAAATCCGCTTATATCAAGTTTGGTGGAGGCCTGGACCTGGTGACACCAGAACGTCAGATGGGGCCAGGCACCCTGTTCACTGCGGTCAACTATGAATGCCCGGTAACCGGCGGTTATCGTCGCGTCCAGGGCTATGCACAGATAGGGCCGCAAGTGCCAGGGACTGGCCCGGTCCTGGGTGTGTACACGTTCTACGACCGCTATTACGCGATCCGCGAAGACCTGGCCGGGACCACCGCTACGCTGTACCGGCTGAGCGTCGATGAAACGATGTGGGAGTTAATGGGCTCTGGATCCGAGCTGAACGCAGGTCGCCATGAATTTGACGAGGGCAACCCCTACGCTACGGATGCCGGTACCGCACTTTACGGCGTGGGCGGAGGTAAGCCCTTTGAGTTGCAGCAGGATGGAACCTTGACCGTGCTGGCCAATGCGCCAACCGGTGCGACCATGATTGCGCTGCATCAAAATCACCTGTTCCTGGGGATCCGAGCCGGAAGCCTGCAGCATTCCAACATTGGCGATCCGGCGGGCTGGGATGCCGCAACCGGAGGCGCCGGAGAGATTGGCGTAGGCCAGACGCTCACCGGCCTGGTTAAGGGTATCGGCGGAGTTCTTCACATTGGCACTCGGGACAGCATACAGACGCTTAGGGGCACCAGCAGCGCCAACTTCGCACTAGAGACAACCGTTCCAGGTGTAGGGGTTCGGCCCTTTTCTGCCCAATCACAAATGACGCCATACTTCGTGACCGAGCGAGGGATCACCACGCTGCAGGCTTCACAGCAGTACGGCGACTTCACACCCATGCAACCAGGTCGATTCGTGGAACCGCTGTTTTCCCGCGATGGCCTGGCAGATCGGGTCGTATGCTCGAGCATTTCGCGCAGAAAAGCGCAGTATCGCGTGTTCTTCGACAACGGCACGATTCTTCTGGTCAGCCCTGGCGGCATTACGCAGGCAGTCATTGATCACCAGGCAAGCGTTGCAAGCTCAAACGAATTATCGACAGGTGAGGAGGTGCTGCTAATGGGCGACACACAAGGTTGCGTCTTCCGGATGGACTTTGGCAACACGTTCAACGGATCGCCCATCAAGGCGTTTATGACAAGCGCGTTTACCGATCTCAAGAGCTCTGCCACCCGCAAGCGCTTCCGGCGAGCCTTCTTTGACGTGCGAAGCGGCAGCCAGGCGCGGATATGGGTCCAACCTGATTTCGATTACGGCAGCACAGAAACGTCCATGCCGAGGCGCGCTCCGATCGATTACAAGCTGGGCGGTGGTTTTTGGGGCGCCGATTACTGGAACGACTTTCGATGGTCTGTTCCTGTTATGGGCGAGGAGGCCATCGATGTAACCGGCAGCGGTACCAGCATCAATTTTGCCATTTTCTCTGAAGACTCAAGCGAGCCTCACGAGATCCTTGGTTACGATCTTTATTTTGACATTCGGAGAAATCGCCGTGGCTGAAAAGGTTTATTACGATAATTCCGACGAAGGACAGCGCTTTCAGAGCGCGACGATCGCTGAAGCTGAAGCCGTTGACGAAAAGTTCGACCAGGTAGCGACCGGGCTTTCTGAGGCCGAGCAGGACACCCGCCGGGCTCTGAAGTTTCCTTTCGAGCCGGGCATGGCCAGCCAGGAGTTTTTGGTAACCGCTCTGCAGAGGCGCAACAAAGTGCTGGGCTTTGACGATAAAGGCAACCTAGCCGTGAAAGGTGGCTTTGCATGGCGGGGTGACTGGGCAACCGGTACCGACTATCTGGTTAACGACGTGTTCCGCGATTCGGTCAGCAAGAACCTCTACGTGGTCCAGGTTTTTCATACGTCCACTGTTCTTGCAAACAATATCGCCAGCGGCCTTGTGTCTCTTTCCATCGATGTTTCAGAAGTAGAGGCTGCCAAAGCCTTGGCGCAGAACGCGGCCAGCGCTGCAAGCCAATCATCTGATGAATCAGATGCGTCTGCATCGGCGTCTGAAACCAGCGCGAATGCCAGCGAATCGGCGCGAGACACGGCCGTCGCCGCCCGAGACACGACCGTCGCCGCCCGAGACGTCGCAGGCAACAGCGCCGACTCTGCGCTGATCAGCAAGAACGCCGCCGGCAACAGCGCCGCCGCCGCGCTTGTCAGCGAGAACGCCGCCAGCGCAAGTGAGATCAACGCCCTCGCCAGCAAGAACGCGGCCGGCATCAGCGAGACCAACGCCGCCAACAGCGCCGCCAGCATCACCGGAGCGGAAGCGGCCAGCGCCATCAGCGCCGCCGCCGCGCTTGTCAGCGAGAACGCCGCCGCCGTAAGCGAAGGCAACGCCGCCAACAGTGAGAACGCCGCATCTACCAGCGAGAACAACGCCGCCAGCAGCGAAGCCAACGCAGCAGCCAGCGCGGCTGCCGTTGCGACCGTGGCCGCCGTAACCGCCACTGTGTTCATAAAATCTGACGGCTCGCAGCCCGCCTGGACTGCGCCGACATCCACAACTCTGGAGACCGCCAGCGTGATCGGGGTGGTGGTAGGCGAGACGGTCGTTAACATACCGGCCGGAACCGCAGTCACGTTGCCGGCGCTGACAGGGGGCACCGATTATACAATTTACGCATCGGATGCCGGCGCGCTGCAGGCGGTCGACGCAGACAGCGCAGCTCCAGCAAACGAGAGACTGGTCGGCGGCTTCCACGTGTATCACACAACGGGGACCATCAACCCACGATCACTGTGGGATCTTAACTGGCGACCGGCCGCACAAAATCCCCGAGCCATGGCACTGTCACCAAGCGGGCAAATGTGGGGTGACATCTATTTGATGGACACCGCTTACGCCAATAACGGCTACAGCCGCCAAAACACGACCATCGCAGACGACGGCAACCGCCCCATCATACCGGCCGCGTATGGCGGGAACGGCTCAGCGGTTTACGGCTCAATGAGCTGGTGGGTAGCCGTTGATCTGGCCACCGCTGCCGGCAAGCGGCTCCCGTTTTACCAAGAGTTCACCGCGCTGGCGTACGGCGTTGTGGAGCGCCAGGCCGTGGGTACCGACCCGGGTACCACACAGCACCAAGCTGGCCACCGCTCTGCCTGTGGCTGCGAGCAGATCACTGGCGCTATGTGGCAATGGGGGGCAGACATCGCCGCCACCGCAGGCGCTAGTTGGTCAAATATCGCAGAGGGTCGAGGGGATGTTTACGCCAGCAACCTCAAGTCGCCGCTATTCGGTGCCGCCTGGAGCTACGGGTCGGACGCCGGTTCGCGCGCCTCGTACTGGAACGTCGCGCCGTCCAGTTCCCGCAGCAGCATCAGCGCACGCGGCGTCAGTGACCACTTGAACCTGCAGGCGGAGCGATAGCGACGCCATGGATGATATAGCGCCAAGAACAGAAGGGCTGGCCATCGTGGAAAAATACGATGCTGCCTTTCGGTATTTGTACAACATCACCCGGACAATGCCTCGCAGACACGGCGTATTCCGAGACGAGCTGCTTTCGTGCATGTTGCGGATACCGCGTTTGCTGTACGTCGCGGCCAAATCGGGACAGATCAATCGTATCCGCGAAGCGGACGCGGAACTGGCTACTTTACGGTGGCTATTGCGGACGGCGGACAACGCCCCGCTGAAACTAATTACACCCCGTCAACATGAGATCGTAGCGATTCAGTTGGCGGAGGTGGGCAGTCTGCTAGGCGGTTGGATGAAACGAAAGTCCAACGGCAAGCAGGGGTAGTGTATGGAACGCTCGCCGCTATTCGGTGCCAACTGGAACAACGGGTCGAACGCCGGTTCGCGCGCATCGAACTGGAACAACGCGCCGTCCAATTCCAACAGCAACATCAGCGCACGCGGCGTCAGTGACGATAGACAAAGCATCCGCCGACGCGGCTACGGCCCGTCGGGGAGGCCATTAAAACTGTGGTCAGCCATACCCTGCCTCCTTCGGGAAACACACATCCGGGTCTGCGAAACAGGGCGTAGTGCGGCGAAAGCCAATATCGAGACCTGCGCGCGGCACTTATTGACCGGCCGGACAAGCAATAGGGACGCCATTTTGGCAAAGAAACACAGAAATCTTATCGCCCAGATCATCGCGCCGGAAAACTTCGAGCGCGCCTACCGCAAAGCGGCTAAAGGACGTCGCAGCGCGGCCGGCTATTTGCATTTCAAAGAACAGGACGCGGCGTTGCTGTCCAAACTGCGGCGCGGTATTCAGGAAAAAACGTACACGCCCGGCGCACCTAGGGAATTTTGGGTGCACGAACCCAAGCCCCGGCCGATTTCCGCCGACCCGTTTCGCGATCGAGTGGTCCAGCACGCGCTCTGTAACATCATTGCGCCGATTTTTGAAGCAGGCATGATGCCGCAGTCCTACGCCTGCCGAAAAGGACGGGGCGCTCACAGCGGCGCGGTGCACACTCAGGCTTTGATACGTCGAATGCAAAACGCTACCGGCCGGCGCATCTACGCCCTGAAAACTGATTTCAGCAAATACTTCTACAGCATCCAACGCCCAACACTCTGGAAACTGATCGACGCAAAGATCACCTGCGAGCATACCCGCTGGCTCATCGAGCGATTCACCGCAAGAGAAGGCACGGGCGTATTGATTGGCAGACTCACCAGTCAGTTATGGGGTGGCGTTTACGGCACGTCGATTGATCGCTTTTTGGCGCAGACGGTGAAAACGTCCGCTTTTGTCCGGTACATGGATGACCTGGTCATTCTCAGCCCCGACTACCGATACCTGCACGAGTTGCGCAGCCGGCTTGGCGAGCACTGCTACCGAACCATGGGTTTGACGTTCAGTAAATGGAGCGTCGCACCTGTCGAGGCCGGCGTGAACTTCTTGGGCTACCGGATCTTCCCGGGCTACAAGTTGCTCAGAAAAGACAGTGTCCAGCGAGCCAGACGAAAAATCATTTCTTACACCCGGGCCGGAGACGTTAACGCGCTGCGAAAATTTCTAGCCGCGTGGATTGGTCACGCCCAGTGGGCAGACTCTCGTAATTTAATCGAATCACTGTCTCGCACTCAGCGGGCCATTTTGGAGGA